CTTAAATAGACCGTTCTTAGCCATTACTGTGGCCTCACGATCAGGGTGTGGTATATGGGCTTGTCACCACGATAGGTCAAAATGTTGATGATCTTGGCTTCGCGGGTTTCACCTGCCTGCGGATACTGCACACGGTCGGCTTCTGTTGGGTAGTAATCGCCAAGTTCTGCCGTACCAATCAAGATTTTTACGTCCGTGCTTTGATACAAGCCCTCGGATTCGCGCGGGGTAAGGCGGCTGATGATGCCCTTTACCGTGACATTGGTGTCCGCTCCAGTCACAGCACCTGTGGTGGGGTCGTAGGCGCGGGGTGTAGTGGTCTTGATGTACGTGATGTCCTGGCCCCAGTCGTTGAAGATCTGGGCTGGAATCGGCGAAAAGGTGTCGTCTATTTTTGACATTTCATCCTCTAACAACGCGCACTTGATAACCCCCAGAACCGCCCAGGGTGAAGGCTCCAAGGTAAGACTGTAACCATGGGTAGACATCAAAAATGTTGTTCACAGATCCAGTTGCCTGGCTATCTGTGTTGTACTTCACCTTTAGTTCACCTAGTTCGACTTCCTCATACAAACCTTCTGTTCCGGTGTTACCCGTGACCGCATCCGTGTCGTTTGCTAGGGCGCGTGCCAGCTCGTAGGTGGCGTATTTGATGTCCGCTGGGATGGCGGAACATGTAAGCTCCACCCGATCAACGTGGTAATTGTTGCGCGGCCAGCTCAATGCTTGGCCGTTGTCGCAACGGTCACCGTAGAAATTAAGGCTGTCGATCCAGCGGGTTGCGCTGATAATTGCGCGGTTCTTTTGGTCGTTGTTTTTGTCGTCCCAAGTTGAGGAACTTGGAACGGTTTCAAAATAGGCGTTTGCTTCCTCCAGCGTTACAAAGCTGTTGGCGTTTTCGCCCTTTAATGTGGCATTTATTGTTGCGGCCACAAGACTGCAGGGATACTTTCTTTGATTTTAGCCTAATAAAAAACCCCGCCGAAGCGGGGCAGTATCAGCTTGTGCTGGACTTATCAGGCGATTGCGCTGGTGTCCAGTGGGCTGTTGACGATCAGCTCGACCATTGGGATTAGGTCGGTGTCGTAGGTGGCAGACCACTTGTTAGCGGTGGCCAGGCTGCCGTTGGTGGGGTTGTCACCAGCGTCAGTCCATTTGGTGCCCATCACGTGATAGGCGGTGTGGTAGTCCACAGAAAGCACGTCTTGCTTCGAGAGCACGTTGCGGTCTGCTTCAATACGCAGATCCTGCTGGACGCCTTCCAGAACTGAACCACCCTTCATCAGGAAGCAGCGGAACTCCTTGACGTGGGTTGCCGTGCCAGGGATCACAGTGTTTACCTGTGGGTCCATGATCACGTTGCAGCCAGCAAATTCGCCGATGGAGCGGGCTCCAACGCCGACGCCGCCACCGCCCCAGGTCACTGCGCCAGAAGCGGCCAGTGCGGAGGTGCTGAAAGTAAGGAGGCCAACTTGATACAGGTAGAAACCAACGGATGGGTGGACAATCAAGGTGTCCAGCTCATCACCACGCTCGCCAAGGGCAGCGCGGGCCTCAGCCAAATTGGCTGCGGTCAGGAAGTTGGCTTCGCCTTGTCCTGATGTTGCTGCAATTGCCTTGTCCAAAGAATGGGCAGACAGTGCAGTACCAAACAAACCAGCAAGCTGGGAGAACAGGCGTGCGCTGTTCAACTTGTTGATTGCATCGGCAAGTTGGTTGCGAATGTGAAGCATTGGGTCTTCGCCCGCTGCCAACATTGCAACGTCGTCCACTGCATACGCGAAACCGCGGTGGCAGATGGAAGCAATCTGGGTGCCGGTGCCGATCTTCTGGGGAGTCAGGTAGCCAGCGGTGCTTGTGCCCCACGTAGCTGTACCGTCCATGATCTCCTCAGTTGGAGATACAGGATTGAACTCAGGGACTTGGATGCGGGTGCCGCCTTCGCGGGCATCCAGCAAAGGATTACGAACAACAGCGCCAGACTTGATAAACAAGCTGCGCTCTTTTACTGCCTCAGACACATAGGTGCTGAGATTATTCCTCTTTACGATGTCCGCGAGTAGGACACCGCCGGAATAATTCTGAAATGGGGCGGCCATCTTAGAAAACCAACGTTAAAGGTGTGTGCGGGGTCCAAGCCACGGACTTGGTGAGACACGCCCCACCGGGGCTACAAAGAAGCTTCCCGTTCCAGCACAGCTGCAAGTTCAGGCTCCTCTGCTTTTAGTTGCATTTGTCTCGTTATGTTAATACTACCGGCCTTAAATGGATTGGGCATCCCAGGGGCAATGACAGAATTTGGTGTCGGCTTGGCCCCCATGCCAGCAGCACTGCTGGGCTTAAAGTGGTGCTCAAAACCTGAACCAGGGTTTTTTAAATTGCCTAGATAGTTAGTAATATCCTGTTCAACACCTTTGTCCAAAATTACAACGTCGCCGTTGTCCTTTTTGTGCAGGTTGTTTTGTACCAGCAGCAGCATTTGCTCGGCGTTGATGGCACCGGCTTGGCTGATTGCTGATAACGCTTTTGTACGCATGGATGCCTCTTCGTTAGAAACCTTTAGGTCTGCTAGTTGGCGTTCCAATGCATTGATTTGTGTGTCCTTCTCTTGGGCGCTTTTGTTAGCCTCTTCCCAGAGGTCTTTCCACTGGCCTTGGTCTTCCAGCGTTTGTTTGCGCTGGTCGTCCTGCTTTTTGTATACGTCGTCCAGCTTGGATTTGATGCCTTGGAAACGTTCCTCGGCTTCAGTTGCCTGCTGTTTTAAGGCGACAAGCTGGGTCTCGTATTCGGCTTTTACAGCAAGCGCAGGGTCTGGTTGCTGTGGAGCGGTGTCGGCTGCAGCCACGGGCTGGTCAGGACTCGCCACAGGCGTTTCCTGGATGACGTGCTCTTCCATAGTCAGAAGTCAAAAGTGGTAGTAGGGGTTTCTTCCGCAGGCTTTGATGGCTTGCGCTTACGAACAGCTTTGCATACCTCGGGTTTAGGTTGCGGTTCGCGTAGCTCGACGAGTTCCCATACTTCGGAACCGTCAGGCTTAGTAACCTTTTCTAAGGACTTACCCATGTAGGCATACTCCATGTACTTGTTTAGTCTACTTATGTAGTTTACAAGAACCTATGGGTATGCGATTATTCTTCCTTGGCGTCTTGAGTTTTGGTCTCACCGCTTTGTTCCTCACTAGCAGTAGGCAAAATTTCACCCTGGACCAGGATTTGACGGAATTCGTCACGCCCCAAAACACCTTGGTCGAACAATGCCGTCAGCGCGGTTACGTCCTGCCCAATTAAACGGTCGATGTCAAAGTCGCGGCTGATGCTTACCTCTGGTGGTGCGATCCCTACATAGTCGGCGGCGAGATTAAATGCCTTTTGTAGGGACTGTTCCAGGTCAAGAGATACCATCGACAGCATTGAGTTTGTATCGACACGATCCAAGCGGCGGGCGTCGGCAGATTCGGCAACAAACTTTTGCTGGCTTAATGTGCTGATTCCAAGCGTTGCCATCTGCATTTGTAGCTCGCGGATTTCGTTGGATTGTGCTTCAAATGCGTTTGCCGCTGGTTCGACGTAATAAACCTTGTTGCCAGGCTGGCTTGCCATCGCGTAATTGACGCTCACAGCTACGTCTTTTGATTGGTCGTCCCAGCCTTCGAGCACAAGGATTGGTTGACTAGCAATGTGCAGGCTGTGGATTAAGTCGGCTTGGCGTTGAAAATGAGCCAGGTTTAAATACGCAATGTCAAGTAAGGGCGGCTTACTTGTAAGGGTGTCAACCTTGCCTGCGTATGTTGTGACAAGTGGGATTTGGCCCAGGCTGTAGTCGCCTGATTCCACTAGCTCGTAGTCTGAGGTGGCATCCGTTGCGTCGAAAGCGTTTGGATAGGGGAAACCCCCTTGCATATCCTTTTTAGTTTCGACTTGGCGATATATGCGGTACTGGCCGGGCTCGATTACACGTATCTGGTCATATACCTTTTCGCCAAATTCGCCGTCAGGCACTACTGCCTTTTCCTTGATGCGGACCTGTACTAAATTGCCGTAGTTTACTTCACGGTCCAGGCGCCAGCCGTAGATGTTGGTGGGGTCAACTTCGATCCAGTACGGGCGGCGATTGAGTTCGCGCTCTTCCGCAAGGCTGCGGGCACCCGTTGGGGCCGGAAAATCTACTAATGTATGACAATGCCCGTAGGTTAGTGAGCACAGCAGCAGGCGGCGGGCATACTCGTCTACGTCGGAGCCGCAACCGTCAACGTCCTTTGCAAAAATATTTGTCCAGTATGAATCGCCTACCAAACTGATCGGTTTACGCAGAATTAATCCCGCAGCAGCACGAACCAGGCGCTGGGTAAATGGTGAAAATACGGCGCGGTTTACGCGGGCTAAATACGCCGTGTAGTCCTCGCGGGGCTCGATTGGTAGAAAGGCTTCGCTGTTTTCGCGGAGGTATTCCGTCCCAAGGGTGACGGCCTTCATTATTTCCCAGCCCTTCATCATGTCCAGCACCGCTTGCGTGCGGGTGAACGGACTGTCCGCTCCACCAAGGGTGTTGGAACTTACAAGGTGGGTGCGGATTTGGCCGGGAACTGAATACGTCACTTAGTCACCATTTCTCGCGATTTGCCCAGTAAGTGGCGGACATTTTACCTCTTTTAATATTAGCGGCGATACTCAATCATCTTCGTCTTCCACTTCGATCATTACTTCGATGCCGCTGGCAAGACGCACCATCAGACCGGCGAAGTCCTCGGGATCTTGGGGTGTCATGAAGGCGAAAGAGGCTTCGGTGGTGCGGCTTTCGGAGTCCACCTCAAGGTGTGTGCAGAAGCCGGTGACGATTCGAGTACCCATCAAGACT